TGTGCTTTGTACTGCTAAATCTTCCAATCCATCGTTGTTTTTAGCGATATTTAGCCAATCTTTACCAATCGTACCATATCCTAAATTTAATCTTCCCCATTTCATATCAGTGTCTAAAAAAATTTTATATTCTTCAATGATAGAAATTTGTTGTTCTTCATTTGCATAAAATGTTAAAGTAGAATCGTATTCATTAAATTGATTGCTTATTTTACATTCAATTGCATGTATTAAATCATTAATTTTACTCCAAATCTTATTGTGATCTTTAGATACTGCTAAACAATGTAATTTGTTTAAGTAAGTTTGATTGATATCTTTTGGTGGTGTTTCGGCATTTACATCCAAACAACATAGCGTCAGGTCTGCTATCAAAACATCTAATGGTTTAAGATTAAAATTACATACCTTTAAACCTTGTTTGTTTTTAAGATGGATGTTTTGCCAAATATGTTGAACAGGATTATCATACAAGTGATAGTATAAATTGAATATGGTATTTTCTTTTTTGCATTTTATTATTGCAGTATTATACCCTATTTTATTATGATAAAATTCTTTCATTGGTAATTTTTAAACTCGGGTGTAATTTCAAAAAAATTCCTACAATTTCTACTATTGTCTAACCTTTTGTTAAACTCAATTGTATCTTGCCACAAATTATTTTGATTTCTTGCATTTAAATAGTTGATATTATCCTGTATTTGATTTAAGGTATAATTAAGCAATTGCGGATTTTCTTTTACATATTTAAATTCGGACACACGTTGTTTCACATCTTCTAATTTTTTTATTGCTATTTTTTTAAGCTCAGCAGGTAATACCTGTGCGCTTAAAACTTTTGGATATTCAACTCTGTGAGAATGAAATACGATACAAAGTTCATTTAAAAAGCACTCAATAATTTTATCTAAAATCATGACATTGCTAATTTGAACTGTGCAGGCACCGACTATTCTTGATATATTAGGCACACTTTGAATTTGTCTTATATTGTGTACTAATTCACTCCAACGTCCATTTCCTCTAATATATTCATAAACGTCGCCAATGCCATCAATGGATACATTGACTGCAATTGATTTAAATTTAGGCCAATATTCCCAAATTGTTCTATTGTTTTTGCCTAACATAGAAAGATTTGTTGCATATTTAATTTCTATACTTTTACCATAAGGTGCAAGCATATCCAAAATTTTATAATGTTGTGGATCCATCAATGGCTCACCGCCTGCAAATTCTACACGACGAAAGTAAGGAAGTAATTTTTCTAAACTTTCCCACCATTCAACATTATCTTGAAATTTGTCTAGGTAAGGTTTATTTTTAAGATTATTATCTTCAACCAAATGGTAAATTATATTGTTGTCTCTTTTGTAAAAATCTTCAATTTCATTCCAATCATTCCAACTTGTACTGTCAGCTGGGTGACACATTCTGCATTTTAAATTACATAGGTTGTTTAATTTTAATTCCATAGTTGGAATTTCAAATGGCATGGAATAATCTGCATTAAGTTTATCTAATGCATTTGGATATAAATTAATTCTAGCTTCAGGGATAATTCCTTTAATGTGTCTTTGTCTTAAACTTTCTACTCCTTGGTCTTCTAAATTAAAACACGGCTCACACTCATCTGGTCTTTCACCATTTAAAACTTGTTTACGAATTCTTTTAATAGTTTCGTTATTCCATATTTCTTCAAGACTATCTTTATAAATAAAACCAATAGGATGACTTCTGCAGCAAGCTTTTATTGCGCCATCTTCTCTTGTTGCTAATCCAGTAAATGGATGCATACAAAATGTTTTACTTGTTTTGTTCAATTGCCCACTCTCTTTCTTTACACCAAGAACATTCACCGCATATAGGAACAAACTGATATGGTGAATAATTTTTGTAATTAATATTTTTAAATTCTCCCTCACAACTCCGAGTCAAATCAAATAATTCAGTCAATTTTAAATTATGATATTGTTTTACGATCCAACTTTTAGTCACAAACCTAAATGGATGACTGACAACCTTTCCCATGTGCGTCATAAATTCTAAATGTTTATTTTCATCAGTTTTTTCTATATTTCTTTCATCCATTACAATAAAATTAGGACTATTTGGCGTTTTTGTAACTCCGTTGTAATAAGCATCAATTTTATTATGATAACAAATATACTCTGAATATGCACGTATTTGTGCGTTATCTCCACTGACTTTTTTTCCGTACTCGTCTACAGTGATAGGTCCTTGCATGCCGTATTCAATATCTGGTGCTATAAAATTAGTATGTCTTTGCCAAAATAGAAAAGAAAATTTATTTTGCAAATAAGAGTACACACGTAAACTATCAAATTCTTGCCACGGTCTTGTTTTCCACATGCGTATATGACTAATTACATGTATTTTAAGTTTTGGGTTATATTTTGATGCTATTTTACATAAAAGGTATGTAAGCAGAGCCGAATCGGCACCACCGCTTAAACTAATCGCAATTCTGTTCCAATCTTTATCAAAAGGTATGGATACTCCATCTATGTTTTCAAATATCATGTTAATAAATTTGTCACTATATTTATCCTATAAATATTTCTATGGACAAAATATTTTGGATTCAACCAGAAAATACACAGTTAGGAAATTGGCAAAAGCAAATTACAGAAGCATCAGGTAGTCAAAGTTTTTGTGTTTTACCTTGGATACATTTGGCTACTAGGCCAAATGGTGACATGCGTATTTGTTGCGTAGCAAATGCCTCTGGAGTAAAATCAGGAGATTATACAGTTGGTTTGGTAAAAAAGGAAGACGGAAATCCTGCAAACTTTAGCACGACTCTTCCCTCAGAGGCTTTTAATAATGATTACATGAAATCAATAAGAAAAACTATGCTTGCAGGAAAAGTTCCTGCATCATGTTTAAAATGTTTTCAAGAAGAAGAAAAGGGAGTTGCCAGTAAAAGAATATGGGAAACTGGCACTTGGCATTACGACAGTGTTAATATTCCTGAATTAATTAAACAAACAAATGAAGATGGCAGTGTTCCATATAAACTTCAATACTTAGATTTACGTTTAGGTCATACATGTAATCTTAAATGTGTAATGTGTAGCCCACATGATTCTAGTTTATGGGTACAGGAACATAAGAAAATATTTCCTATATTTCAAAGTCCATTGCTTAAGAAACAAATGTCATGGGACGTAAAAACCTTTAATAATGAATGGCATGAAAATAAAAACTTTTGGAATGAAATTTATGAGCAAATTCCAAACATTAAACAGCTTTATTTTGCTGGCGGTGAACCACTTATTATTAAAGAACACAAAGCTTTTCTACAAGAAATTGTAAAGCGTGGCTACTCTAAAAACATTAGTTTACGTTACAATACAAATGGATTATTGGTAAATGATGATTTAATAGAATTATGGAATAATTTTAAAAAAGTTAAAGTAGGAGTAAGTTTAGATGCTCTTGAAGAAAAATTATACTATATACGTCATCCTTCAGATTGGAATACGATAGTACAAAATCTTCACAAACTTGATAATACGAAAGACCACATACATGTAAATATTGCACTCGCTGCTCAACTTCTTAATATAAAACATGTTCCCAATTTTATAAAATGGAAGGTTAAAAGTAATTTTAAGAAAATAAATTTTGAACGTAATGTCGTGGGGCAATTACAAGGGGGAGGTTTGATTGGAGTGCATTTAGTTTGGATTCCAACTTGGCTTAGCCTACGTGTGTTACCAAAAGAAGATAAAATAGAAGTACGAAAATCTTTTGATGAATTAAAAGATTGGCTTTTAGAAAACTATACAACATCTGATGAGTTTTGGAATTCAAATCCATATGGTTGGAAAAGATGGGAGGGAATTCTTGATTGGATGGACAACGAAGATCATACTAATTTATTGCCAGATTTTCGTGAATATATTAATATTTTAGACAAACAACGAAATACAAACTTTAAAAAAACTTTTCCAGAGTTATCACATTTAATGGATATGTAACATGACAATGCTTACTAAAATAAATTTAAAGTTAGACATTGAACCTATTATTGATCAAGTAAATAACTTAACTTTTGAAAAAAGTTTAGTTTTAAATTATACTACTGGGACTTTGTTAAACGGGCCTTATTTTACTAAATCAGAATTTATTAATACACCGTTAGGATACGCACTTGAACAAATAGGTAATTTAGGAGAGGCAAGGTTATTAAAATTAAATAGTGCAGAATCATACACAGCACATGCTGATCCTGACGATAGAATACATGTGGCAATTACAACTAATCCATACTGTTACTTAATAGATTTATCAAATACCAAACTTTATCACATTCCTGTGGATGGATCTGTATGGCATATGAATACAGAATTTATGCATGTAGCAGCTAACTTTGGAGGAAGAGAAAGAATTCATTTAAATATAAGAAAAGCATTACCTGCAGTGCAAGGAGAAGGTGTTATTCTAAGTATTGAGGGCGGCGACTTTGATTGGAAACAGGAGGCTTATGCAACTATCATGTCTTTTTTTAATCAGGCAATAAAAAAAGGTTTTATAACTGGATTTGAAAAAATTAGTGATAGACAGGTAAGATTAAATTGTAATGTTGAAATATTAAAGCCGTGTGTTACTGAACTTGAAGCAAAGGGTTTTAAGGTACAATTAAAATGACTTTTTATACTAGAAACATAGAAACATTAGATATTGAACCTTCATCTTTTTGTAATGCAAGGTGTCCCCAATGTCTTAGGGAATCTAAGGATGGTGACTATAGTTTTTTTAATCAGACAAATTTAACTGATACTTTTTTTGAAGTTTATTTCCCCAAAGATGTCGCATCAAAATTAAAACGTATATCATTTAGTGGTAATATAGGTGAACCTGCTATGAACAAGCACCTTTTAAATATTTTACGTTGGTTTAAAAATCATAATCCAAATGTAAAATTTGAAATTTATACTAATGGTAGTGTTCAGAAACCAGATTGGTGGCGTGAATTAGGAGAAGTTATTGGAGATAATAGTAAGGTTATTTTTGCTATTGATGGTCTAGAGGATACAAATAGTATTTACAGAATAGGGGTAAAATGGGATCAACTTATAGCTAATGTAAAAGAATACATAAAGACAGGATCAACTGCGGTTTGGCAATTTATACCTTTTGAACATAATGAACATCAAATTTTAGCTGCAGAGCATTTATCACAAGAATTAAATTTTAAAGAATTTAAATTAAAAATCTCTCATAGAGACTTATTAAATCAAACTCAAAATCAAAAAAACAAAGTTTATCCTGCGAAAAACCCTTTATATCGCCATGAAGGGCAAAAATTAGATTTTATTAATCTTGATAGAACAGAACAATATTTAAATAATCTTAAAATTGATTGTTTTGCTATCAGCAATTCCAACCTTTATATTTCTGCAGACGGATTAGTTTTTCCTTGCTGTCATACTGCAAGCATTCCACTATTAGATGAAAAATTTATACCTGAACCATATCATTGGATTAAAAACGTTAAAGATAATTTTGACTTTGAAGAAATAAGTTTATATAAAAATACTTTAGATCAAATCATTAATTCTAAAACTTTTAGAAAAATTAAAGATTCTTGGGGTACAACAATGAATCAAGGAAAAAATCCTATTTGTGCTGCTATTTGCGGCAAATGCGATAATTCAAATAGCCTTAAAGATTTTCTCTAATTTTGTAATTCAAGTTTATTTGTAAATTGATCATGTGGAGTGGAAAATAAATCAGGTGATACTCCGCAACTACGTACACAAGTAATTAACTTATTTTCATTCCAATATTTGTCCCACACAGTTTGATATTCGTTTGAATTTATTATATCTTTTATACTTTTGGCTTCAGCATTTAGAGCTTCAATTCCACCTAAATCATCTACAAGATTATGCCATTGTTGTAAGATTTCTGATCTTATGTGTATTAATTCAGAATATTCATCAGATGTTTGATATGGTATCATACCTAACCAACAACAGGGAAATACATGACCTTGTGCAGTGATATAAACTTCTTTTTGTTTTAAAGCAAAACATTGTATTTGCGTATCTTTAACAATATTTTTATAATTCTTTATAATTTTGTTATCAATAAATTTTATTTCTGAATATTGACTAGGTTGTAAGTGATAAATTGTTTTTCTGTCCTTGTTTAAAACAGGAAAATTATCATCAATTAAAAATCTTGAACTATCTTTCATTACAAAATCAACAAATCCTAATGTTTTTGCTAAGCTTTTTGCTTCCTCTACTTGATGTTCGTTGTGTTTAAATCTTAAGTAAGCCCATTCTGCTTTTCCACCTGCAGAAATAAAAGCTTTAGCATTTTCTATAATTTTGTTAAAATCTGTGCCTATTCTATATAATTTATGTGTATCTTCTAGCCCGTCAATGGCAAAAATTATTCTGTGGTTTTTGGGAAGCGTGTTTGCTAACTTTATCCACCATTCTCTATTTCTTAAACTTGCATTTGTGTATATCCTTAGTTCTACTAAATCATTGTTTTCTACTGTGTACTCTATCATTTCTAATAAATCATTATTCAGCAAAGGGTCTCCATAATTGCCACAAAAATATATTAAATTTAATTGTTGTAGTACCTCTTTGCTAATAATTTTTTTGTACCTATCAATTGACCAAGATTCAACAGTAATAAGAGGATTTTCAACACCCCCGTGTATGTTTCTTGTACACATTGGGCAGCTAGCTTGACAGTTGTTAGTAATTTCTAAATGTATTTGCCTTAATTCATTATACTTAAACATTGGTCATTTTCCCTATTATCATATATCTTTGGTATAATGGTAAGTCTAACGTATCTGCTTTTAAAACTTTTAGTTTACTTTGATCTACAAATTCATCCAAACTATCAGCAGTTCTTACATGTTCGTATATATTATAATTATTACTCTGCAATACAATTAAACTGTCATAGCGTAAACACGTTAACCATTGTTCATATTGTTCTTGAGTAATATGCTCACAACTAGTATTAATTGCAATATCAGCATCACTGCGTAAATTACACATATCTGCTGTCACTGCACGAAATTTGCCATTAATATGTTCAATTTTATTCATTGTATTTGCTATTTCTTCACACTTAGGATCAATGTCTACACTGCGAATTGATTTTACTGGGTAAGGTGCATGAAACAACATACTTGCAAGGACACCGTTCCAACCACCAAATATGTCAATGGTTACAGGCTTGCCAACGTATACACCTAAGTTTTTTACCAACCATTCCTTGCTACGAATCTGACCTTTCCAGAAACTTTCTAGTGTACGCTTAGGATCCTCACTATTCCTTATAGCGTCCATCCAAAACATAATGTGTTCTAAATCTATTTGCATTTTGGTATCTTACTGTCTGCACTACTTACGCACCTGTTTGTAATACAGGTTACAGGACTGCCAAACAATCCAAATCCTTTATCTAAAGTCCCTAATCTTTGATCACTGCAACTATAGCCACGCTTAACTTCATTGCCACGTATTATAACACTTTGATAACCGCTATTACAATGCCAATTGGTAAATTGGTTAAAACCGAAAGCATTAAATCTTTCGGCTTGATCAAACTTGTATTCATTATTATCACCGTCATACAATCGTATCTGATAAAGATTTTCTTCATTCACTTGTTGCGGAAATCCTTTTTGCATTATTTCTATCATTTCATTTGTGTATCCATCTACTATAGCATTTGCGCTTTCATTGCTTTGAGGTTTTAATGTAATATTGATTCCTTTATCATAAAATCTTTGGCACCTCTCATACAACTCATAAAACTGACTAGGTACCATAACTTGATTTATAGTCACATAAACGTTTTCGGCCATTAAGAATAAACATTTTTCTGCAAACTCATTTTCATTTGCAAATTCACTATGATAACTTGCAGTTATGGATCTGCGCTGAAGAAGGTCGGTATTACTACACCATTTAGCCCACCACTTCTTA